GCTTAATCCTCCTGATCATGCGCTTGCTTATTTATATGCTTCTGAATCTTGTCTATTGCTTCTGTAACAGGTCCATTACATCCCTGTTCTTTCAAACCTTTCAGACAAGCCAGAATTCCATAAGTAAGCAAACATTGTTCTGATTTCATTCTCTCTATCTCTTTATCCTGCTCATTCTGTCTTAAATACCACTTGTATACTGCGAAAACAGCGGAAAAGATAACCACTACGGCCGTTAATAAGCTTCCAGCAGTAATGATTGTGTTTACGTCTACATACACTCTATGTACCTCGATTCTTTAATTTTGCGTATAAAAATAAGACCTTACGGTCTTGCTCTGATTTCCATGTGTTCACCTCTTTGCATAAAAAAAGAGAGGCGTTAACCTCTCTCGTTATGATTCTTCTTGTTATTATTGCGATCATATAATTCATACAATTTTTTTAAATCTTTGCTTTGTTTATTTTTCTTATATGTCCTTCCAGACGCTTCAATTTTGATTCTATTCCATTCAAATTTCAAATAAACTCGAACATGCCTTAAAAGTTCTTCTATATACTCATTCCGTTGCTTCACATAATTAGATAGCTCTTGACGAAAAAACACTCTAAATCTTTCGTTTTCTTCAGGGTTATTACAGAGATGATAATACATTTCTGCTTTAAATGCAGGTACCTCATAAAATTTTGCAATAAAATCTTTAATAATAGAATATTTCAACGCTCCCTCTGTTTCAAAATAATTTTCACAATAGCTTTCTCTGCAATACGCACATAACTCAAACAGTCCTTTATAATAAGATACTAATTTTTCTACGCAACCATCTATTTTCCCATCAATATTATCCGAGAAATTTAAATGCATATGTATTAAATATTTTAATTTTTCTATTCTACCCATATGTTTTCTATATTCGTCTAAGTCTTTCGCATCTAACTCCGCATTTTCAATCGTTGTCGTGCTAATCAAGGCTGATATATATTCTCTGAATTTGTATAACCATTCAACTCTATTTTTGGTAACAGCATTGACATAATGTACTGCTTTGTTGTTTCTGACAGAAAAATAAAGCGAAATACTGCTGATTAAAAAAGTAAGTAATATTCCGATTGAAGTTAAAGCAGCTTTATTTTCGCTAAAGAACTGTAACATTTTATTCATTATTACTACACTCTCCTTCCACCTCGATTATACAGCAGAAGGAGAAGTTTTCCAAGAAAGATTCATTTTCAACTAGTTATCTTGCGTATAATCTCGTGATACCTCCGTTGTTATATATCTTGATCTTATTGCTACTCAAATATGAGATCCCACCATTGTATGCACTAGAATAATATGCTTGATGTGAACCGGACCCGTGATCTACAACAGAACGACTTGTTAATACCTGTGCCGGTACGATCGTGCTTGCAAGTTCTCGGTAATAATTTCCATTTGTACTGCTTGCAAGTCCGCACGTGATCATGAACTCTGAATACTGCGATACATCGACTGTAATTGTGGAGTTTCCTGCTGAGGTCTGGTTCTTTAGTAATGTCCACTCTCTGTTCGCCTTGTTATCCACCTTTGTAAATAAAGCAGTCATACTCTCGCCGTTCACATACGTATCTGTATCATTAACTACTACTGATGGTACTGATGCCGATCCGCCCTCATGTGATGCCTTCGTTGAAATTCTCGTAGATGAATTTCTAAGATATGTTTCTGCTCCATCTACACCTATTTCCAGATCACCTATAAATACTTTTGCACAATCGACACCCTCTCCTAATCGAATCTCGTCACCTTTGAAGGATGCAAGTTCTTCAGTCCCCTTCCTAACTTGTACACTGGTTCCATCTATAAACACATTGAATCCAGCAGCATTACCGATCGTAGCTGTTGGCGCATATACTGGTTCGGATGCCACTCTCCAGTTTATGCCGTCATATGTGAAGGTTACGGTTGCTCCGTCGGTCCAATATACATCCCGGACACCTTGGATATACATTGCTTTTGTACCTGTACCAGCAATATTAAGTGTTGGACTGGATGCGGTATTTGCATAAGTAAATTTAACAGCTACTGTTGCTCCGGCTTTGAGAGATAATGTTCCAGCCGCCAAACTTGCAACTTTCGCTGCGGTTCCGGCTGCGGTATCACATGTCGCATAGAGCATTTGTCCATCTTTACCTGCATCCCCTGTCTGCCCTTGAGGTCCAGTTGGTCCCTGTGGTCCTTGAGGTCCTGTATCACCTTTTGCTCCCTGTGGTCCTTGGGGACCTGTTGCTCCGGTGGCACCTGTCTCTCCTGTTGGACCGGGGATACCCTGTTCACCTTTCTCACCTTGTAACCCCTGCAAGCCTTGTGGTCCTTGTTCACCTTGTGGGCCCTGGGGACCTTGAAATTTACTCCACCGATACTTTGTCGGATCTTCAGAATCAGCTTTTTCAAAATCTGCATACTGTCCCATATATGTTTTCCCGACAGTATCTGTTGTCGAAAATCCAGTTTTTCCATCCGCACTGGTCGCATAAGCAAAATGCACATAACTCGTCTCGCCGTTCTCTCCATTTTTCCCTGGAATTCCATCTGCACCATCTTCGCCGTTGTCGCCTTGGAATTTTCCCCACGTATATTTCGATGGATCTGTACTGTCATCCAGTTCATAATCTGCATAGGTTCCAATATATTTGTTTGGTGTTTCCGTCATGTCACTGTATGATGTCGGGTTCGGTACCGCCGAATATTTCATATGGAAATATGTTGTTTTACCATCTTTACCCGCTGTTCCCGGAATGCCCTGCTCACCTTTTATCTTTACCCATGTGTACTGCGTTGGATCGGAAAGATCAGCTTCTTTCGCAAGCCGGTTCGTAGCGATTCCGAGATAATCTTTTCCGTAAGCATTGGCCGAAATTCCCGTTCCATTTTCATCATCTGCAAAGGCTGTCCATGTATAAAAATTACGATTCTTAGCGATCTTCTCAAATCGCTCTGCCAACTCCATAACTTTTGCATCAATACCGCTTCCCTGTCTTACATAATCCCCTAGCTCTGCTTCTTTTGTATCGTTCGATTCTGACATCTCTAATTTCAACAGTCTTGCAGTAAGATATATATTATCGTCATCATCAACAATGGATACCGTGTCACCTACCTTCACCCCATCTGGAAGATATAACAACTCTACCTCATAGGTAACAGCTTCATCACAGATCTTCTTAAGACTGGATACGGCTCGATTGCACAATTCAGATTTCGATGTCGTATCGTATGTAAAGGATTTTACGATATGCCCAACATCATTCTTATTCTTTTCTGTCTTAATCTGATACCGGCTCCACTTTTCCAGTGCTTTCCGGGATTTCACATAGGATCCTTCTACATAAAAATCTCCATCATCGTACTTATAACCATTTAATGTAATCGGATTTTCTGATCCTTCCGGTGTTCCGCCGGTACAGCGGTATGCTGTTGCAAGATCTGCGATAGAACTCTTGATTCGAAATCCACTAACCTCTTTGCCAATGGTCAAAGTTACACCTGAATCATTTCCCCTCTTCTTATACACATTGATGTATTTTCCAGTCACAGCCATATTCTCGACTTTGAAGCTGAATTCAATCTCAGCATTATCAAACTGTGTAGCTACGCTCAATAGCCTTTCCGTAGCTGTAGTTTCACCGTCCCAGGATAACTTTCTTGTAAGATTGCTTACTTCGTTGATCCCGATTTCGAATCCGGAATCATATGCAAATTTATTAATGTAATAGGCAATGCTATACATCGCCTTTTGTGCATGCAACATACACATACTCATCAAAGCCGTTACGGATAAAAGACTGCTTCTGAGCCTCTGTCTGCACTCTTGCAAGCTCTGTCGTCATGAGCCTCTGCGCATTATAAGCACTGACACCGAATCTCTTCTCCAGATGCTTTGCAAGTTTCTTCGGATTCTGTCCTCTGATCAGTCCTGATGCAAGTAATCCTTCCAGCTCTGCTTTGAGCATTCCCTGATACATCCAAATACGATCCGAATATGTCGCATTCTTAAACGATGCATTCACAATTGCATGAGCGTATTTTTCATTCTTAAGAACGGACTTGCCAAGGATACCAGCTTGTCTCTGGAACTCTTTCAGTGTTCTGTCGGTCAGCTTCTTATCGAAATATTTCTGCATCTCATCAAATCCTGATACCATCTCAAGACCAATATTTGCCTTCAGGAGTTCCAACCGGTTCACCTTCATGGTCAGATTATAGATCCGCATCTCTTCATTTGCCCGATTGGAAAAATCTTTTGTTTCAACATATTTCTTTGCTTTCCGTTCATATGCTGCAATATCCAGCTTGCTTACTCTCTTCTTTGCCTCAGCCATCGTAATGCCTTCTTTAGCAGCATACTTGGTATAGAATCCGTTGATCTCTTTATTGATCTCGTCCATCATATTGGCATAGATCTCTTTGATCTTACGATTATACTCAGCTTCTTCCTGAATATTATGTTTCTTTGCTTCCTTTTCCCGGTTCTTCCAGTACTCCTGACTTGCCATCACCTGCACCTCCGAACATCTGCATCATAACAGGATCTGTCTTGGCTTTCTCTTGTTCATTTTCGATTTTTTCCATCTCATTCTGCACATTGTCCACGACAGACAGTACACCAAGCTGTGTCTCCTGTGAAACAATTCCTTCGAGGTTGCCGGCGATCTGACTCTCCTCCAGTACATTCGATGGAATATTCGGGGTGAAATGGTAATGCAGCTTCACCCAGTCATCTTCCTTCATTCCTGATACTGGATTCGAAAAGATCAACTTGTATCGCCGGTTCATTCCGGATGTAAACTTTCTCTCCTTCGTCTTTGCCAGATTGCTCATTCCCTGCAGCTTGTACTTCATGGCAATGCCCGAGCTTGTACCGAAATTCTCGTCTGAGATGTTCGCAACCATGCTGATCTGGAATATTAATTTCTCCAAGCGATCAATTAAATTTTCCTGTGTGGTGTCTCCGTTTGGTTTCTGCAGGAAATCAACTATAACCTCTGTTGCGTCTCCTTCCAGATTAATGATTCTGTTATCGCGGATATGCTCCAAATCTTCATCTTCCAACTTACTTCCAAGTACTTTCATGTATGCGTCTGCAAAATAATCTACATCGTTTGCCTTCTCGCTGATCGCTTTGTTATAAGCATCAATCATCGAGATTGCCGGTTCAAAGATACATGTGCGCTCCTTGTTCTCCACATACTCTGTAGCTGGCACCCCGTCAAATCCATGTATCTTTTCTTCTTCCTCCCAGATAAGCTTTCCCTTCTGAGTAAACCACCGTACCTTCTCCGCATCGGATACACTACCGTGCAAAACGTCATTCGAATCTATGTACAGTCGAACAAAGTATCGTTCTCTGCACAATACCGAATCATCATAGATCATAAAAGCATCAAATGGTGTCAGATATGTAATCCCGATATTTCCCAGTTCATCCACGTAATACATCTCGTATCCTTTGCCATAAATGCAACAGATCTTCGACAGCTCCGCATTGTTATCGTCCTGATCATTGTACTGATCCAGGAGCTCCACATATTTTTTGATGTTGCCTGCAGCATCATCATCCACAGATATCTTAATTGGATTCCCGATAAAATATCCGTTAAATGTATCCACCATATATTTTGCAAAGTTCACAGCAATACGATTGTCTGGTTTATAATCCGGCTTCGGCTTCTGGTGAAAAATCTGGTAGTCTGTTTCATACGCATCTTTCAGATGTTTAAACCGAAAGGCGCACTCTGCATTATGCTTTGCTATGAATTCATTCAGTTTGTTGTCTGTCAGTTCTTCTTCTGACGGTAATCGAAATAACACTTTACAGTCCTCCTTTCAGGTTTCTATTTAAACGAGGTTTATCTCCAAAGATTGTATATACAAAGTATCTTACTGCGTCCATTGCATGGTCATATTGTTTTATCGGCTTATCTTCCCCTCGTTCAGCGGCTTTTGCATCCCAAATGTACGATGCGAACTCTTTGATTGTGTTTTGGCAAACATTGGAAAAGATAATTTCAATCAAATTCAACTTTGTGGACACCAGTCTGATACCATCTTCTACATCGTTCTTTGCTTTTATTACTCTAAATCCTCTTTTTCTCAACTCAGCAATAAATGAAGCTGCTGCCGGATCGACGATAACGGCTTTAATCTCCGTTCCATCCAGCCAGCTTTCTAAATCTTTTGCATATTCTGCATCTGTCTTTTGCCTTCCTTTGTCTCGTCCAGAGTAATAGTATTCTCTAGTACAGTACCAGACGCCATCTGTTCCTTTGTTCCACAGCAGGAAAACTGTGGCATTCTGTGTTCCATAATCGCTACTAACGTATCTATTGCTATTTATCAGCTTTGTTTGGAATTCATTCGGATCTTCCACATGTTTTTCGTTGTCGAACATGTCATAGATAACACCTTCTGCCATCGCCCACAAGCCGAGAATGTAACGTTTGTAGAATACCCCTCTGTATGTATTCCGGTATCTTTCTTTGATCTCATCACTGAGGCTCAGGTTATCATCCATTACGAAATGTACGTATAGGATATTCTTGACCGGTTCACCTTTCGCCCTTAACTCTGCTGCCCGTTCTTTTCCAATGTATCCAACGGCTCGGTCTATCCAATTGACCTTAAACCAATGGTAAGGTCCGGAAGGGTTGCAGTTAAACCAGAATTTCGATCCATCTACCGAACATCGGCCGGTAGCCTGATTCACGAAACTTTCCGGCATAAGCGCCACTTCATCAAAGAAGACTCCTGCCAGTGTAATTCCCTGTATCAGGTCCTGGGAGCTTTCGTCCCTTCCACCGAATATGTAGAAGTTATTAGTCGTTTTTCCTCTTGTGATCACTATCAGGTTGTCAGCTCTGTGGTCTACCACGCCGTAGCCTCTTGCCTTTAGCATGAGTTTTAGCCAAAACAGTACGTTCCTTCGAAATGATCCGATGGTTTTCCCGCACATGGCGAAATTCTGTCCGTTGAACGTTTCCATCGCCCACATCACGTAGGATAGCGACATGCACACTGTCTTTCCCGATCGGATAGCTCCATCTGCTATAATCCCATCGTAATCTTTTACGGGCGACGTCGCACACCACCATGTCAGTACCTGTTTCTGCTTTTTTGAGAACGGTTTGAACTTGAATATCTGATTATATACTGTCTGTAGACGGCTTTTCTTCATAGCCTGGAGCTTTTTCTTCAGATTTGTGATCTTTTCATACATCCTGATCACCCCAAACTTCTGAAGCTGTAGCGTTCATGGCATCCATGAATCCGTCGTCCGCTGTTTCATGCGATCCTCCATCCTGTTTCATGATCTGGAGTTATGATCAAAATCCAGATCGATGATTGATATCTTATTATCCGTTGTAATTTTCAGCGTCTTCATCTTTTCTCCTCCGCCTGTTTAATGGCTTCCTTTGTAATACTTACCAGAACTTCTTTTGCCAGTTCTTCTGGCATATGTCCACGAAGTGATCTATACATTGCCGCTGTAACTCCTTTATATTCCTTTATCAGTTCTGCTCCTGATCCAAGTAGTTCTACCTGGCATCCCGTTATTCCGCTGCAAACGGACTGTGATGTTGCTTTAATCATTTGACTAATTCCCTTTCTTCTCATATAATATAGTTGACTAATTTTCTGAGCGCCCGAAGCTTGCCGGCTTATACGGGTGCTCTTCTTATTTCCACGTCAGATCAAATATCTGTCTTAACTGATCCGGCGTATAAATTTTTGCTGATGGTATTGTCACCCAGCTGATCAGATAGTTTCTTCGCACCTCTACGGTATTCGAACCCTTACTGATCGCATTTAAGTGCTCCCGGATTCTTTCCAGTTCTTTCCGGAATTCATAATCATCCATCAACCTTGGTATCTCTTGCAACGTCCTCACCTCCTTCACCTTACAAGCAACCAGATAAATAACATTGCATCAAATGCAAGTCCGATTGCGGCGCCGATCAGGATCTCTAACACCGTTTCTCTGATGATTCTCTGCCATTTTGTTCTTGGTCCTCTTCTTTTCATGCTTGTCCACCTCCCCTACCGCCTAAGCGGTTTTCTCTTTCTGGTATCCCAGATATCCAACAGCTACACGATTCAACTCATTCACGATTTTTTCTCGTTCCTCTGCAGATAATGTAGCCATGTCTCTCTCTACTCCATCGATGATCACGATGTTTATATGTTTCAAACTGCATCACCTCTTTATAGGTTATGTGGAATGGTTTGTACTTGTTGCATCTTTCTCCGATCTCTCCTATACTCTATATACAAGCACTTCCACGCTGAGTATTTATGAAAGGAGATTTTTTATGGGACATCAAATTGATTGGAGCGCTACTGCTGCTTGGATTGCCTTGGCTATTTCTATCATTAGTCCTGCAATCACAACCATTCTTACTAATCGCCATCAGCTCAAACTACGAGAGCTTGATATTCAAGAGAAGCATTCCAGTACATACAATGCCGCTCGAGCCGCAACCATCGAAGATTTTATTTCTAAAGTCGGGAAATACATTTCCTATTCTTCTTCAACGGCTAGAAAAGAATGTGCTGAAAGCTTTTTCCACATATACGCCTATACTCCACAATCTTTATGGCCGTTTTTAGATGATTTAAATGACAAAATCGAATCTAACGACTTTACTGGCGCTCACGAACTCTTCAATGGAATCGCTAAGTCATTAGCCTGCTTATTAAAAGGAGAACCGCTAATACTTCCATCAGAATAGTCCATGCTATCAGAAGCTTCCAATCTGGGAGCTTCATCTTATATTCAATCGCCCCACATATTATTGCTATGAATGTTACTATCAAAAAACAAATAACATTTATATTCACTGTGGTTCTCTACTCCCTCCCTTCTTCTGAACCTGTTTCATCTGTTGCAAATAAGTAATCTAATGTTTTGTCCTATGCACTTTGTTCTAAGTACGCTAAATCTTTTACCGTCTCTAACCTCTTCTTACAATCTTGATAAATTTCCTTATAGTGCTTTCCAGCAATAATTCCAGAATCAATCACGCATAAGATTATGTGTTCCATAAGAGACAAGTTATTAAGCTGCATTACTGTAGCTTCGTCCCTCTTGGAAATTCCCGCCATTTTATTTGCCAACTTCGAATAGGTCATGTACAACTTATCTGCATGTTGGCTTCCTTGCCCTTTCGCATACTCAACAAGATTCTTGATAGTATCTGTCTCCGCTTTACGTGTCAGCTTGCCGGCTTTCCTTGTCTCAATCCAAGTCTGAGTCTGTTTCTCTCTGATGAATTTCTCCATCTGATTGAAAGCTTTTATGTACTGTAATTTCCAATCTAATGCTTTCTTACCGGTGAATCCCATAACTAATAATGAGAATCCATCTCTGTTCATCAAGTACATCGGATACCTCTGATTGTTCTGTTCTTCTATATATGAACTATTTTTGAACATTTCATGGGTTTCCTCATTTTTGAGGAGACCCTCTATTGAACGCATCACATTGTCATGTCTCTTTTCAAACTTCTCAGCTACCTGCAAACTACTGCATACAGCTTCATCATTTCTTAGATATACAAGTTCGTCCATGTGTCCTCCTTTCTCTCTGTTTAGCTCAATACGATTGAACTTTTTGCTTAAAAAAATAATCTGGTATATCATCAACTGTTAGCTTAAGTAATCTAACCGCCTTGAAAATATCTGGTTGTTTCCAATCCCTGTTTCCACTCATTTTCAATGATAACGTACGCTCGGACCATCCCATAGCTTCTGCAAATTTATATCTCGTTCCAAAGATTTCCACGATACGTCCAGATAATTTACTATAATCATACAAATTTCCGCACCTCCTATTTGCTCAATTCTTTGAACATCTTTACTTTAGCATACGCCTTTTAATATGTCAATTGTTTTGCTCAATTTTTTTGAATTTTTCTCATTTTTATATTGAACTTTTGTACAATATCTTATATAATGTATCTTACAAAGTGAGGTGATCAAATGAAGAAACAAACTACTTCAAATAGATTAAAACAAATAATGTCAGAAAGAAATTTAAGACAAGTAGATATACTTGAAATGTGTAAACCGTATTGCAAGAAATATAATATAAAACTCGGTCGAAATGATTTGAGCCAATATGTTACTGGAAAAGTTGAGCCAGGTCAGAAAAAACTTACTGTTTTGGGAATGGCACTAAATGTAAGTGAAGCATGGTTAATGGGATTTGATGTTCCTATGGAACGAATGGCTTTTAAAGACACACCTAAAAACTTTCACTCTTCTTTCGATAATATAGAAGAATTTAAAGCTTCTTACGACAAAAGTAAATTGCGTGGCGATAAACTATTAAATGCCATAATCGAAAACGTTGAGCACCTTAATAACGATAATAGGAAGCGTTTATTTGAATACTCACAAAATCTTCTTACTAATCAACAGATGGAAGAAGAACTCATGCCAAACGCAGCACATGAAAGCAGAAAACCATATACTGCGGAAGAACGGCAAGCTGATGAAGATATGCTCGACTAAGTCCATTTTATTGGACAACTAAGCATTTATAATATCACTGGAGGTGTTGACCATGAAATACAATGCTTTACTAAATGAAGCCAATGCCGAAGGTATCTCTATCAAAGAACGTCCTTTTAAAACCTATGATGGACGGATAAAAGGCAAAGACATTTATCTACGAAAAGATATGAATACAGCCGAGAAATCCTGTGTACTTGCTGAAGAACTCGGACACTATTACACCACTGTCGGAGATATTCTCGACATGAATGTTTCTGAGAACCGTAAGCAAGAACGTCAGGCAAGGCTCTGGGGTTATAACCGTGTAATCGGACTGTTCGGTCTGATCAGAGCCTACGAACATGGTTGTAAAGATAAATATGAAATCGCAGACTATCTGGATGTCACAGAAGAATATCTGGAAGACTGCATTAACTGCTATCGGGATAAGTATGGGGAATATAAAATCGTAGACAATTACACAATTTATTTTATCCCTAACTTGATGATATTTAAGAAAATATAGAATTGAGGTGTTTTTGTGGGACTTTTTTCAAAATTATTTGCAGGAACTGTATTTACCTTTAAACCTGATTTTTCAAAAACGGAATACGAAAATTGGCTTGAATATCTTCACGTTGGTGGTACTGATTCCGAATGGAAAGAATTAAAAAAGCGCAATCATTGGAAATTCAAACCGGATCCAATTGAAAAATTTTCAAAATATGATTCTGAGCTTAGACCTGTTTTTTCCGAATACGGTGAATTAATTAAAATAATAAAGGAACAGTGGTCTGCTTTATACAATTCCAATAATTATACTGGTCAATTAGCACAAACCGTAGAAAGTAATTGTATTAAAGCAATTTCTTATTATAAAGAAATTCAATCAATTGACATAAAATACAATCAAGATCTTATGACTGGCTCTCCTGCCTTCACAAAACTGGCTTTACTCTATGAAAGGCAAGGAAATTTTGACAAATCCATTCTTGTCTGCAAAGCTGCTTGCAAAGTAGGCATAGATGAAAAATCACGCTTAAAAAGAATGATAAAGAAGGCCGGCCGTACTCCTACTGCCGAAGAATTAAAGCTTATAGATAACTAATTTGATTCATCCAGTATCTCTAACCATAAATACACTGCCCTCTTGATACGAAAGTATTTGTATGGCGGAGATATCTGATTGAATAAATACATTCTGAAAAAATCATATAAGAAAGAAGGAAAACTTATGAAAACATGGAAACTCGTATCAGGAATACTGTCAATCATTTTATTTGTTTTTGTCAGTTTCCAGTCATGTGCTGCTGGAATCAGTAACACACTTGAAGCAAATGGAGAAGCTGGTGGATCCGCTGGAATTGTCGTAGCAATCCTACTCCTTGCCGGAGGAATCGTTTCTATTGCAACACGCAATGGAGGTAAAGGTGGAAACATCGCTATTATTGTATTATACGGAATAGGTGCTTTACTTGGATTTGCCCTTGCCGGAAGTTATGCAGATTTAAATGTGTGGGCTGGCTGGTGTCTGATTTGTGCAATTATAGCAATCGTAGCACTTATTAAAAAGCCAAAAGATAGTAATAAATAATCCAATAATAAAAAAATCCCCGGTGTCTACCAAACACCAGGGAAATCATAAATAAGTTGCAAGGAGAGATAAAGTATGACCTATACAGATCAATTGGCGTTGCTTGACGCAATTGAAAATTTTAGCGTTCCGATCATTCCACCCACCACACATTTTTGGATGATTCGCACCAAAAAAGGCTATTTTTATAATGAATTTCTTTCAAAGCGTTTTGTTGCCTTGGCTTGGAATAACATTTCGCAAGAAACAGATTTTTCGGAATCAAATAAAGATTCATTAAAAGATGATATACTAATGACATTTAAAGAAATTCATCGCCCTTCAACCGTTATTAATAAATGTCATTCTTTTATTTACGAAATCAAGACTAATGATATTCTCGTAATCCCAAGTGCTAAAAGTAGCTATATTACTTTTGCACTTGCTGGTGAATACTATGAAGATGATTCAAAAACTCTAGAACTTGAGCAGAACGTTATATATCGTATTGATAATCACGATGTTGATATAAACGATGTTTCCTGCCCTTATAAGAAGCGCAGACACATAACTCTGCTTCGAACAGTGAAAAATGAAGAACTAAACTATTCGTTATGTAGAGCAATCTCTAATTATCATGGTATTTCAAATTTAGATTCTTACTCAAAGCAAATACTCAATGCTTTGTATAATTATTATATGTTTGGCAATGATATGTCTTTCGTTCTTAATGTTCGAAAGCAAACACCTATCGGTCCACGCTCAATCAATAACGTTCTATACGGAACTACCGAATTATTGACTTCTATTGCTTCAGAGGAATGCATATCGACTCAAGTATCTTTAAATTCTCCTGGAGATATTGTATTCTCTCTTGTTAATGTAAAAAATCTTTTAGTAGATAACTGGCAATTCATTTTTGCTATACTTGTATTCTTAGGCGGCGGCAGCGCTCTCTCATTTAAAGTACCTGGAGCAATTGATATTGTAAAAAGCATTTTTTCGGCTAAAGATGATTACCGTATCAAACATGCAGAAGCTGAAAAAGCTGAATTAGAGGTGCTTGAAAAGAAAGCTGATCTTTTGCAAAAAATTAAAGATTCCGGAATAAATCCAGAATCTTTAAAAAATCCTGTTGATGCGTTACTTACTGGTTGTACTACTCTGGAAGTTGAACCAATCATTTTAGATGATGCATCTGCAGCCAACGTTCCACTGGCAACCGAAGTGCAAGAATCTCCTGATATAGAGGACGAGTAAATTTACTTGCAAGACAAATGCCCACTATCCAAAGCAACACAATAAAATTATCTTCATTATTAGAAAAAGTAATCGATAGTAATTTAAAGTAAGTACTTAAAAGAAGTAAAAAAGAAAAAATAAAGATCAAAAAATCTATAATTTTAAGAAATTGTTTTTTCATAGCACTACCTCCTTTTCTGTATTATATCCGATATTTCTGTATACAACAATAAGAAAAATCATTAAAAATAACTATACTCTACGAAAGGACGTGATCACATGCCATTATTAAAAGATGACCATTATACCATCGAAGATATCTATGCTCTTCCGGAAGGAAAACGTGCAGAACTCATTGACGGACAGATCTATGATATGGCACCGCCAAGCTACCAGCACCAACGACTTGTAATGGAACTTTCTTCCACATTGAGGAATTACATCAAATCAAAGGGCGGTCCTTGCGAGGTTCTACCTGCTCCGTTTGCAGTTTTCTTGAATCAGGATGATTACAATTACGTGGAGCCTGACATCTCTGTAATTTGTGATCCATCAAAGATCAATGACAAAGGATGCAACGGTGCTCCCGATTTTATCATCGAAATTGTCTCACCGAGCAGTCAGCGCATGGATTACCTGACAAAGCTGTTCAAATACCGCACTGCCGGTGTTCGTGAATACTGGATCGTAAATCCGCTGAAACAGACCATACAGGTGTACTCTTTCGAAGGAACAGAGGATTCTACTCAATATTCCTTTGACGATGAAGTTACTGTTACGATTTATGGTGATCTTAAGATTTGCATTGCAGATCTGCTGAAATAAAAAAGAAACGCCCCTGCTGACAACAGAGGCGGATCTATTGAATACTATACAGTGCCAAGGCACGATATAACATTCCGTGAACAAGAGTATTATATCACATTTCCCTGGCACCTGCATAGGTGTTATTTTTGTACCCATTTTTGTGCGACGTCGCACATATAATTACAGGAAGGTGATACAATGAGCGTAAAATATGCATACGGCTACATCCGGGTATCCACTCATGATCAGGAAGAGATCTCCCCGGACTCCCAGGAGCACCTCCTCCGGGACTATGCAGCCAAGAACAATATTGTAATCATTAAGATCTTCACGGACCTAGGTATCTCCGGAAGGAAAGCCAACAAGCGTCCCGGCTTTCAGGAGATGATCGGACTGGCCAAAGGTGATGACCATCCAGTCGATCTGATCCTGGTATGGAAGTTTTCACGATTTGCCCGGAATCAGGAAGAAAGTATAGTATACAAATCTCTGCTAAAGAAACAACACAATGTAGATGTCGTGAGTGTGTCCGAGCCACTCTCCGACAATCCTTTTGGCAGCCTGATCGAGCGTATAATCGAGTGGATGGATGAATATTACTCTATCCGGTTATCTGGCGAAGTTCTCCGCGGCATGAAAGAAAATGCACTCCGCGGAGCATACCAGGCACGTCCGCCGCTCGGCTACAAGATTGTGGAGCATGGCAAGCCGCCGGTGATTGTTCCGGAAGAAGCAAAGATTGTTCGGACTATATTCGAAAAATACACAAATGAAGGCATGAGCTTCTTTGATATCGCCAGATACCTAAATTCTTTAGGACTCAAGACTTCGCATGGAAAGCCATTTGAGCGAAGATCTGTTGAATACATCATCCAGAATCCTTCATATTGTGGCATGATCCGGTGGAACCGGACAGAGAACAGCACCAATCGTATCAAGGATAAAGATGAATGGATTGTTACAGAAGGGCAACAGCCGGCTATCATATCAGAAGAACTCTTTGAATCGGCACAGGAACGATTTAAAGCCACCTACAAGCCGGTCGGTAAGCGCCCCTCTTCCACTTATAAGCATTGGCTTTCCGGACTGCTGAAATGCCCGGATTGCGGACGCACATTAACCGCAACCACTATGAAACGAGTCAATGGGGAAAAATATTCTTACTTCTCCTGCTATGGATACAGTAAAGGTAAATGTAAAAAGCCGAACGGCATCAGCTCCCTGGTCCTTGAGAAGGAAGTTCTGGCCAGTATCAAAGAAATATTGGATACCAAAGATATTGTCTATGAATTGCGTGAATATCAACCCACAGAGCAGTTTGATGAGCGCAAGGCTATAACAGAACAATTGGAAAGTTTAACCGGCAAAGAGGAACGAATAAAAGCCTCCTACCGGGAAGGGATTGATACACTGGAAGAATATAAAGCGAATAAAGCTATCATTCAGAAAGAACGTGAATCCTTAGAACAACAATTAAAGGAATTGAAAACGGCAGCACGTAAATCTGATCAGGATCCAGCGGATGCCATGCTGCAGAAGGTTCGAAGCGTATATGATATTCTCATCTCCAACAATTATACATACGTGCAAAAGAACGAAGCTCTGAAACAGATTATCGACAAGATTATCTACGATCGTAAGAATGATTCTCTTAAAATCTACTTTTTCTTATACAGGTAAAATGCCCGCAAGCCCAGTAAAATCAAGGGTTTGCGGGTGCTTTATAGGTTGTGACAATTTGGTTGACCCAATGGGGATCCAAATCCTTAGGCGACCAGGGCTATTCCCCTATCGAAATTCTCCGTTACTACTACGGTGACGACATGTACATTAACACCGCCGAAGCCATCTCCGGCATCCCATCCTCCTGGCCTGGCTATACTCTGGAAATTGGTTCTTCCGGCAATAAAGTTTTGCAGATGCAGGAACAATTAAATGTCATAGCAGGTGCTTATCCTGCTATTCCGAAAATTACTGCTGACGGGATTTACGGACCTGCAACTGCAGAATCAGTCCGTACATTCCAGAAAGTATTCGGACTGCCACAGACCGGAACAGTCGATTATACTACATGGTATAAAATTTCCGAAATTTACGTAGGCGTATCACGAATTGCTGAACTGTATGGATAATAATCGAATCGCTCTAATGATAAACGGCTTAATCACCCCTGAAAAGAAAGGATGGTAACATGAAAGCAAAAGATTGGAAAAAATGGGCTAAATGTGCCGGTATTAGGGCAATAAAGACTGTCGCGCAGACCGCCATAGCAACAATTGGAACCGTAACTGTACTTGGGCAGATAGACACGAAATTAGTAATTTCCACATCCATGCTGGCCGGAATATTATCACTGCTAACCAGTATTACCGGTTTGCCGGAATGTAATTCCGAAAACAAATAA